ACACCCTTGCGGAGATGAACCACGCCCTGATGCAGGACTTTGCCCCGTTCGGGGTGACGGAGGGGCAGACCCCGGCGATGCCGGCGAAAGTCTACCCGCGGGGGCGGGTGCTGTTCGGCAAGACGCGGCTGCTGATGGATGAGGTGGCCCGGCAGTGCAATGCCAGCTGGATGTTCGTTGACGGGCAGCGGGTGATGCTGAAGAAGGACGAGTACATGCATGACGCGGTGGTGCTGAACAGCCGGACCGGACTGGTGGGGACGCCGACGCAGACCCTCGGCAAGGGAATCAACGTGCGGTGTCTGATTACACCGAAAATCCGCACAAACGGCCTTATTCACCTTAACCAGGCAGAGGTTATCATCAACCAGCAGAACCTCCCGGCTGAGGATATCGCGAAGGAGGGCGGGCGTTTTCCGGTGAGCGGGATAAAAGGTAACCGGCAGGCGACACGTCCGGCATCGAAAGCCCAGCTTGCCAGCATCGCGACTGACGGGGTGTATGTGGTGCGGGGGATTAACTACAGGGGCGATACACGGGGCCAGGAGTGGTATATGGATATGGTGTGCGAGGCACGCGGGGCTGATGATCTTATAAAGTCAAATACTACAAATAAGCTGGCACCTAAATGAAAAAAATAACAATGCTCATTGTAATGTTATTTTTAACTATTTTAAATACTCCAGCTTTTTGTGCGGGAAAGCCATTTGCTCGATGTGGTAATTATATACTTTCAGATAGTGGTATTGACAATGGATATATTTATATTAATGGTGCACGCCCTGAAACGCAGCATATAACTTTTTTAAAGGGAAAGAATGATTATGATAATATAAAACTTCAATGGATGATGGCTACCGATCAACCGAATACGTGGGTTGGCCTGGAGTACATCAAGCGTGATGGAAAAGCTATTCTTAATACTGAGTGGATCCGGGCTGGCGTAACAGGTGTAGATGGGTTTCGGCAGTTTGCAACTTACAATTGTGTCAGAGTTAAATAATCACAGGTTTTATTTTTATCTCAGATAACATCAAGGGCGGGCGTTTTCCTGTGAGCGGGATAAACGAAAACCGGCAGGCGACACGTCCGGCATCGAAAGCACAGCTTGCCAGCATCGCGACTGACGGCGTTTACATCGTGCGGGGGATTAACTATAAGGGCGATGCGCGGGGCCAGGAGTGGTATATGGATATGGTGTGCGAGGCACGCGGGGCTGATGATTTAGCAAGAAAATCAGTTAAAGAAAAAGCTCTCCCATAGGGATGATAATATGAAAGCTAATTGTGTCTTTGCTATAGCCATTTTAATTTTACCATTCCATGCTTTTGCGGACGGACAATGTGGTCCTTTCCGCTTAAGCGCCGGGCCTGACGATGGTTGGTTTCGTATTAATGGTGTAAGACCTGAAACACAGCATATAACTTTTTTAAAAGAAAAAGAAGATTATAGTAACCTTAAGCTTGAATGGATGATGGCTACCGATCAGCCGAATACATGGGTAGGCCTGGAATATATTAAACGCGATGGAAAAGCTATTCTTAATGCCGAGTGGATCCGGGCCGGAGTAACAGGTACAGATATGCCTCGGTAGCTTGCAACATACAATTGCGTCAGAGTTAAATAATTACCGTTTGATTTTTATTTCAGGTGCTATTAAGGATAGCGGATTTTTTCCGGTGAGCGGGATAAACGGAAATCGGCAGGCGACACGTCCGGCATCGAAAGCCCAGCTTGCCAGCATCGCGACTGACGGCGTTTACATCGTGCGGGGGATTAACTACAGGGGCGATACACGGGGCCAGGAGTGGTATATGGATATGGTGTGCGAGGCACGCGGGGCTGATGATTTATACGGTCAAGGAACAATACAAAAAACAACTTACTAATGTATCTTATGAAATGCTCAAAAATAATCTCGATGATTTTATTATTTATTTTCAATTTAAATGCTTTTGCCGATTCTCAATGTGGTAACTTTAAAGTGCATTGGGCAAATGATGGTTTGGCAAGAATTAATGGTGCTAAGCCCGACACGCAAAAAATAACTTTTCTTAAGGAGGGTGGCGATTATAATAATATTAAATTTGAATGGGTGATGACTACGAATCAGCCTGGGGTATGGGTTGGGATAGAATTTATCGGCCTCAATGGAAAAGCTACTCTTAACGTTGAATGGATTCAAGTCGGTGTTAGCGAACCTCGGCAGTTTGCAACTTACAATTGTGTCACAGTTAAATAATCACAGGTTTTATTTTTATCTAAGATAACATCAAGGGCGGGCGTTTTCCTGTGAGCGGGATAAACGAAAACCGGCAGGCGACACGTCCGGCATCGAAAGCACAGCTTGCCAGCATCGCGGCTGACGGGGTGTATATGGTGCGGGGGATAAACTATAAGGGCGATACGCGGGGCCAGGAGTGGTATATGGACATGGTGTGCGAGGCACGCGGGGCTGATGATCTTGGTTCTGACGGATCTTATAAAAAAGGACTTTGAAACATGAGGGCTTTTATTTGTTTGTTTTTCGTTTTTTTGCATTTCAGGTCAATGCCAGTATATACACAATACAATGCGGTCATTATCAATTAGAGGTGATTCCCGGTGCATTAAATAAAGTAAATGGTGAGAGAGTGACTTATCAGCGAATAGAAATGTTGGGTCCTAATGAAACGGGAATGAAAGTTGACATGACCCTAATGCCCGCCAGTGACGGCAACAACTATGGCTTCGAGTACGTGCACCGTCCGGATAGTGAAGTGCGATTCCTGAACGTTCAGTTACTCCAGGCTAATATGGACATACCTCCTATTATTGCTTCATTCCCCTGCAGGAAACTATCTGACTAGCCGTTCGCCAGAAGCATTCATTCAAATTCACCCGCCAATCGGCGGTCTTTTTATTTATGGGGGTTATCAATGATACAAACCGATCAATCCTTCAGCGGTAGCCTGTCTGAAACTTTCAGGTCAGAGCTTAAGGCATTAAATCAGAATCTGCGCGTGGCATCGCCCGGCATTATCCAGGCTTTTGACCCTGAAACCGTCACCGCCATAGTGCAGCCTGCGGTCCGTTACATTCACAGTGGTGAGAATGGTAAACAGAGTACCCATTTTTACCCGCAACTGGTTGATGTGCCCGTCATCTTTCCTCGTGGCGGTGGCTGTACGTTGACGTTCCCGATCAAAGAGGGTGATGAATGTCTGGTTATATTTGCCGACCGCTGTATCGACTTCTGGTGGCAGAGTGGGGGTGTTCAGGAGCCAGCGGATGATCGCATGCACGATCTGTCCGACGCCTTTGCTATCGTTGGCCCACAGTCGCAGGTACAGAAGATCGGCGCTATCAGCACCAATGCTGTGGAGATACGCAGCGACGATGGCGAGACGCGGCTCAGCCTGAATCCTGAAAGCGGCACCATCAACGGAACGGCACCCGGCGGATTTAATCTGAACGGGCTGAAAATTCTTCCCGACGGGCGACTCCAGCTAGTTGATGGTTCAATAGTTGACCAACACAGCCACGGCGGCGTTGAAAGCGGTGGCAACAGCACCGCCCCGCTAGGAGGTTAAAATGCGCTACCGACGTGAAGACAGTAATGGTGACTATACCTTCGGCAGCGGCGACGAGGCCTGGCTAAGCAACTCACCGGAAGCGGTGGCACAGGCTGTACTGACCCGTTTTAATCTCTGGTATGGGGAGTGGTTTCTCGACACGACGGTGGGCACACCCTGGATCCAGTCGGTGCTTGGCAGGCAGAAACCGGAGATTTACGACCTGGCGATCCGCCAGCGTATCCTTGAGACGCAAGGCGTAAACACCATCCGATCATTTAATACTACGGTGAATACAACAACGCGTCGTGTTCACTTTTTTGCTGAAATCGACACTTTCTATGGACCTATAACGCTCACTTCGGAGGCCTGATGTCTTTGAATCTCGACACGCTCGGCTTATCGGCAACGGTAACCGCTGAGGGGATCGGTGCGCCTGACTACCAGACGATCCTCAGTACGCTGACCGGCTACTTCCAGCAGATTTACGGCAGTGATGCTTATCTGGAACCCGACAGTAAAGATGGACAGATGGTGGCACTAATGGCGCTGGCAATTCATGATGCCAATAATGCGGCTATCGCCGTCTACAACTGCTATTCGCCTGCCACGGCCTACGGCGCGGCGCTGTCCAGCACGGTAAAAATCAACGGCATTTCCCGTAAAGGTGCGACCCGCTCTACTGCCGATCTGGTACTGTACGGGACAGCCGGAACGGTTATCACTAACGGCTCGGCGAAGGACAACAATAATATTGTATGGAGCCTTCCTTCCAGCGTGGTTATCGGTCTCGATGGCACCGTGACCATAACGGCAACCTGCTCAAGCAGCGGTGCGGTTGCTGCTCTTGCCGGAACAATAACCGGGATCAACACGCCAACCCGCGGTTGGTCTTCCGTCACGAATCCGGCTGCGGCAACCGTTGGCACCGCAGCAGAAACCGACGCGGAGCTTCGCATCCGACAGAGCCAGAGCGTCGGATTGCCCTCGCTGACGCCGTTCCAGGCGGTTGACGGTGCGATAGCCAATATCACTGGCGTAATGCGACATAAGCTATATGAAAATGACACGGGTGTCGCTGACAGCAACGGCCTACCACCGCACTCCATCTGCGGGGTAATCGACGGTGGTGATGTATCCACTGTTGCCATCGTGCTGCAGGGTAAAAAAGGGCTGGGGGTCAGTACTTACGGCTCGACGGCGGTCACCGTGTCGGACCTGTACGGTAATCCACACCTTATCAGCTTCTCCCGCCCCATCGATGTGCCGGTTTTCGCCTCCGTTACCTTACAGGCTTTTACCGGCTACACATCACAAATTGGCGAACAGATAAAAGAGGCTATTGCGGATTATGTGAATGGCCTGGCAATCGGTGACGATGTCCTGCTAAGCCGACTCTATTCGCCAGCTAATCTTGGGGTAGTCAGTGGGGGAAGCGCCCGGTATTACGACATCATTGCGCTGGTGATCGGGACATCGGCAGATAGCATGGCGGCAGCCAATATTACCCTTGCCTACGACGCGGCTGCGATCTGTTCGGTAGATAATATTCAGATTACGGTGGCTGCATGAGTAAATACACGGAGCTAATCACTAACTACCATGCCACGAAGCCGCTATTTTTCGAACACATCAATCTCTCAACCCGTCCGTTTATCAATATTTCCACCGCGCTAAAGGCCATGCCCGAGGATTTTGATATCGACACGGCAGTGGGCACCCAGCTCGACCAGATCGGCGAGTGGGTGGGACGTACCCGTTACGTTCGCGAACCTATCAGCGGCATCTACTTTTCATGGGATAACGACGCGCTGGGATATGATCAGGGCGTTTGGCAGGGACCATACGATCCTGACAGCGGCTTTACGGTACTGAGTGACGAGACCTATCGCATCGTTCTTAAGGCAAAAATCGCAATTAATAACTGGAATGGACAGAACGACACGCTACCCGCCATTCTTGATGCCGCAACGGCAGGCTCGGGTCTGCGCATGCAGATCGTTGACAACCAGGATATGACGATATCGGTCTGGGTTTTTTATGAAAACGGCAGCGCAGGCGTATCGCTCGAACTGCTCGCCGCTATACGCCAGGGTTATCTGACGGTGAAGGCGGCTGGAGTCTGGTCTGGTGATGTATTAACCCCCTCTGAAGGTAGCCAGTTTTTTGGCTTTGATATCACAAATAACTGGATAGCCGGTTTTGACGATGGCGCATGGGAGAGCGTGCTTTAAGTAACCTTAAATCAGCGGATTATATCCAAATGGAGTAATAA